TGCCTGTCTTGTCGTAATGTTCTAACAACATAGACAACTTCGTATTTAAACGAATCAAGTCATTGTCAAGCATCCGTATCCTATCAACTAATGCAATAAGCGTACCCATTGTCTGCCCAATTATCGGGTCGATAACTTCTGTTACCCATTTCCATATAAAGAAAACAAAGTAACCAAGTCCGACTGCTGCTATTACAGGAAATCCGTACTGATTAATTGCGTCTGTTAATGCTTCCAACTAGGACTCCTTAATCGCGTCTGGCATCTTCTTTACCTTCATTCGCAGCGATTCTATCAATGTTCGGTTTCACACCAAACGCATAACTCATAAGAGCATCAATCTTAACCAAGTCGTTGTTCATAGTCTGAACTCGGTTATCTAGTTGTCCTATGATATTCTTTATAGTTGTTACACTACCTGTAACCCCTGCAAGTATAAATCTAATTGTAAGGAATACAAAATACCCTGCTGCAAGTGCTCCTGCTATTGGAGCTCCAACATCACCAATGAACGACAAAAAATCCATAATCTTCTCTCAATAATACTATTTATACTATTTATACACCACAGAGTTGTGTTTTTAAAACAAAAAAAAGGGACGGAGTTTTGACACTCTGTCCCTTATTGAAACCCCTACGGAAAAGAGTAGGAGTCTCTATCTATTTAGTACTGTTAGTACTATTCGTTTGCCAACTTTTCAAAGTATGACATTGCATCATCATCTTCATCAGATGCGGCAGCAACACCAGTTTTAGGTTCTGGAGCAGACTCCGATTTAAACTGAGGTGTGAAGTCAGTTGTACCTTCGTCTTCCATAATCCTGTCTGCGGCAGTCTTTGCGGTATTTACTGTACCAGTAAGAACTGTGTCCAGACGGGTCTTCAACTCATCATATGATTTAAAGTTTGAAGGTGCAAGGTACTCAGCCAGTGAATGTTGACTGTTGTAGATTGTCTCCAACTCGTCATCAGTTGATTTGAGTGCAGATTTAGCATCCAAACCAGACTTATCGTAGTTCCAGTAACCATCTACCTTGCGAATCTTCAACATGAAGTTAGCACCTTCCCAGAAGTCAAATGGGTTGACTGGCAACTCATCAGGAAATTCTGGTTGCATTGCTTCCATCAACTTATCAAAGATTTTCTTACCAAAGCGGTAAAGCATAACCTTTCCCTCATTCTGAGGATTAGTCGGGTCACTTACAACATAGACGTTTGCAAAGTATTGTAGTTTACGTTTCTGTTTACGAGCAATCTCTTTATCACTCTCTACGCCAGAGTTCCACAGTGCAGAGTTGTACTCACTCACAGGGTCTTTCTGATTTAGGGTGGTTAAGGAATTCTCAATAAACCATTGTCCAGTAGGGCCTTGAAACGCATGGTTCCAAACGCGAACCCAAGGTAACTCTTCACCTTGAGGTGCTGGTAAGAATCGAAGTACTGCGTACCCATTACCTACCTTGTCCACCTGTGGTTTCCATAGTCGTTCATCGACATAGGACTTAGAGTCTTTCTGTGGGGTTTCGTCCTTTTGGACTTGTTGTAAAAGTTTATCCAGACTATTCTGGTTTCTTAGTGCTGAAATTGACATATTGTCGTTCTCCGTATGTTTAAGTATAGTTTAAGTATTTCAAGTAATTCATAATATAACAGTATTTATTATACTGCATTTGGGGGTGTTTGTCAATAGAAAAATGAATTTATTTGACATATTCTTTGTTTATTTGCAAAGAGTCAAGTGCATCATTATTCTTCTTAGCAGCAGCGAAAGATTGTGCTATTGCTGCATCATCCCATTCTTCGGATGTTGCATCATTAAGTCTTCTACCACTACGTTCCCAAATATTAGCGTTTTGTTCCATACCATCTAGAGGTAACTCCAGTTGCATTTCACTATCCACTATCTGAACACTCCCATCAAAGTGATAACTATTCGCTCTGAGGAAGGATTCAAATCCTTCACACATTTCACTTAGAGTTGAGTCCGTGTGTAATGTGAATTCTATGCGGGCAGCGTTTTCGATGTCCACATGTATAAGTTTAAACATTATAATTTCTCCATCAATGGAAAGATTTTAGCAATCTCTATCGCACACTTCTGTGCAACTTCCATATGTTCTTTTTGAGTTCCATTAGAACCACGCAATTCGATGTAATGAATCCATGATCGTAAAGAACCATTCATATATAGTCGTGTCTTAGTACAACCTTCTGGTAACACTACACGAGCCTGTTCCTTTGCAATACCATTATCAATTGCCCACTTGTATGCAACCTCTGCTTGTCGAATAACAAGATTCTGGTGCAATTCCCATTCCTTTTTTAGATTAGAGTCATCAGTTTCAATAGAGTTCTGTCTGTTGGTTGTGTCCTGTAGACGGCACTCCCTTGTAGTAAAGGAATCTCCCATTTGAGAAGGTTCTGCATATCGTTGAGAAAACTCTTGGAATGCAAAACTTCGGTGACGAACAATCTGGTGAGCAATGTCTCGCGTTGTCTCAATTTCGATACACGCACTGGCCATTTCCAATGGACTCCAGTGTTTATGTTTCACCAGATATGTAATCAATTTCTCTGAAGTTGAGTTGTTAATCTGTGATGTAGGATTAGACACTTTAGCACAGAATGCAATTAAATCCTGTACATCCTCTAACCCTTCAATCGCATCATATTCTGATGGTTGACTATAACTAATCAATCTTGCGTTTGTAATCATTTTTACCCCTTCCAACATCATCTCCTGTTTAAAATCTGAGTCTTTTTATCATCATACTCAGGATGGTTTTGTTACGATTGTTTACGATACTTAGGGCGATTACCATTCATGGGTCTACCTTGATTCTCTCTAAGTTGCTTTCTTAGAAGTGTATCTTGTTTTTGCAATTCTGATAAATCAAACTCAAGAGTCTTGATTCGTCCTTTTGCTTGTTCTAATTTAGAACGATAGAAATCTCGTTCCCTAATAACTTCATTCACTGGAGTGCTTATTGCCATATCCATTAGAATGTCTCCTTAACCAATTTTAGTAATTTAGTTTTACACTTCTCCTTATCATAAGATAGAAATGCAGCGTATTTGACGATTAATCGTCTGTTGTCGGGCCATATTAAGTCATCTTTCAATCCTTCATCAAACCTTTTAACAAAATTTAGTAACCCTTGTAAGATTACCACCGACTCTACTGATACACGCTTTGCAAGCATGTTCTTTAGTAATACAGGATGTTTGCCGTTTTGTAAAGAGAAAACTTCATCAAAACTTTCAACTTGATCAAATATAAAATGCATATCCTGTAAAAAGTTATATGTCAATGATTGTCTGTTCTTAGACCATTCCATATAATTTTCTTCACTAAAATCTCCTATCCATCCTTTGGGAGACTTTAAAAAATTAGCGAGATAATACTCCTGTGTTTTATCCCCGTACTTTCTGGCGACTCTTGCAAAGAAGTACCTGTCCCTACGTTGTAAGAATGATGCCTTGGTTGCAGAAGTCTTTCCACCATACCTAGTATAGTCATAGTTACTGGTGAAATGTAGTTTCAAACCAAGATATATCTGGTAGGATTCCCACGCTTCCATTAGACTAATCCTTAAATTGGTAGGGTTGCGACTCTAGGTAAGAAGTTTAATTTCCTCGCCTCAGCTTCTATTTTTTCTTTGAGTGGTTTTGAGATTAGGGGCCCAATGGTATCGGGTTCCATACTGTTCTTTTCACAGTAATCTAAGATAGCATCCATATACGATATATCGTCTGCTGTGTTAACAATTCTTTCGATTTTAAGTGCAAACTTCTTTGGTGTCATTACAACTAGTTCTTCAAGGTTCATCATATACTCCTGTTAATCAGGGTTAAAAAAATGGAGAAGAGAACTTCTCCGATTCAGAAATTGGAGCGGATGGGTGGTAATGCACCACCTTCTATTGGTTGGAAACCTATTGTAATACTTTTATACTACATCCGCTGAAATTCACTTTTGTTTATAAGTAAGTGAACAACTTATTCTCATTTATATGACCTATTATATCAGATGGCAGCGTCTATGTCAAGAAGTTTTGTTAAACCTTTTCCATTTCCTATGATACAACCAACGTCTGCCGATGGTTTCCCATCTTTTCCAACTGGAAACTCTACCAGTGTCCAAGTTTTGGTTGTATCATTAAATGCAACCACTACTCTTACTGGTACTGGTTTCCCCGTAGGGCCCATAGCATGTCCATTAAATGAGAATAGAGGTACTTCTCTAAACTTCTTAGTTATCTCAATAACTTCTTTCTGCGTACCACAAAAGACAGGTTTTTCCACCCATCCCATCTCAGCATAAGACTTAGCCGGCAATACCAGCAGAACTGATCCCAACACCATTATCAATAATGTCAGTCTGCACTTTGTTATTAGCCTCATTTTCTTTCTCCCATTGAGCTGTGAACTCGTCAATGGTTTCAATAAGAAGAGGCAGATACTCAGTCTTTTCTTTTACAAACTCTTGAACAAGTCCATCTTCAGTAACAACTAGAACAACAATCTGAGTGATTGCAATACCAGTACGTTCTTCAAACA